GGTGCAGCTGGTAGTCATCACGACGGATCGGGTGTTTGAACTCGATGATGTGCGGCATATCGGTAAAACTCCACGCAATCAAAGCGTCGTTTAAACAAGTTAAGCGGCTCAATTCGAACCACTTCACCAAGGGTGTGGATCACAAAGCCGGGCGATTGTTCGGTGGTATAGACACCACAATGCCAAGCGTCATGGCGAGCGGCCACGACCATATCGCCATGCTCGGGAACATCAACAGGGACCAGCAAGTGGCCAAGATACAGTGCGATCATGGCGCTGGCCTCTGTGGGGGTAACTGCTCGGTTGGCATGGCTGGGCAAGTTCTCACTGCCATAAAGCCGCTGCCAGGCATCGCGCACTAACAGTGCGCAGCCATCGGGCGGATAGTGCGCCGGTGGCAAATCACGAAAGTGCTCAATCATCGATAATTCACTCATAGATACTTAAGCCCAGGGTGCGTGGTGGTGTTATAAATGCGCCGGCAAAAGCGCCGGTTGGTTAAGTCTTTCCAGCTTGAGGTGAGCGACACCGCCATGGTGGTGATTTTGGCGCTTGAGGTGGTCAGGCGGATCGCCTTATTCCTCGGCCGGCTTAAATCGTCGGTGTCATACTCGCGGTAAACGCAAATCACAGGGGTGATCGGCTCATGACGCTTGGCGGTTTCAATCGCCCGTGTCAGTGTCAAGTCGGTGTTTGGCGCTGCGACTTGTAACGCCTCTTGCCCTGTGGTGTTTTTATCCGGCAGCTGAAATTCAAACTGGCCGGCTTTAAACGTAACAATTTGACCGCTCTCGATACCCGCATCCAGATCGATGTTGTCTTTCACGTAACGCAGCACACCGCCAGGTAAAGACGGGTGCTGAAATTCCAGCGATGAGAGGATCACGGCTTGCCCTCCTTGATGCTTGGCGTATCGTTAACCGCTTTCTCTGCAGACAAGGCGGCTTTTTCAAGCCCAGACAGCGTGTCGCGAGTCAGAATGCGGGCGGTGTAGCGTTCCAGTTTGGCGCGGAATGCCTGCACCTCTGCGGTGAGTTCCCACGTTGACATGCGCCGGCGCGGGTCCTCGGGATCAGGAAACACACCGGTGCAGATAAAATCGCTGTCTTCACCAGGCGTGGCCGTAAACTGCACTTTGTGAATTTCCAAACGCGTGTCACCGGTGAGCAATGGCAAGTAAAACCATTCCACCCCACCGTCGAGTTCTTCAAACATCCATGTTTCAAAGGCTTCTTTTTGCTCACCAGTGAATTGAAATTTCAGCGGAAAACGGGACGGGGCGACACGGCAACGGCGGCGCATGGTGGCCAGCCCTAAATCCATTTTTGAGCGGATCACTATCTGGCCGTTGCGGTAACGGTACCCATCAAGGCTAGGCAATGGCAGCAAGCCATTATCAAAGTAACTGCATGGATAGCGCAGTATGTTGGGGTTAAGTGCATCAAGCTGCGCTTGGGTGACTTTGTCGTGGTCTAACATTACTTATAGCCTCCCGGTCTTACACCCAGTTTTTGTTGAATGTAAGAGATGTACTGACCGCCGCTGTTGGCATCTTTCATCATGATCGCAATCACCCGTTTTTCGTCGTCCACTTCGGCCGTGGTACCGGCGGGGGCTTCATGAATAATGATGCTCCACGGTTGTTTGCTGTCTCCTTGGCTGGCAGGCTGGCCGCCCATCACGCGGTTATACATGCTGTCGATTTTCTGCGCTGACTGATTGGTATAAACACGCTCCCCGCGATCAAGCAACCAAGTGCCCTCTCGCGGTACCGCATCAATACCATCGTGTGCCATGCCCATGACGGCTTGCGCACCAACCATACCCACAGAGGCATAGCCCAACGCACGAACAGCACCGGCCATGGTTAAACCAGCAGGACCAGGAAACGCCGCCATTGCTTTGATCGCCGCTTCTTCGGTAGCCACAATCATGGATGGGATCGCCGCCGCCTTTTGCATGGCAAACAGCATTTTGTAAACCGTGCTGCTTTCTTGCCCGGCATCTTGCAATACACCCATGGTGATTTGCATTTGTTGCTGGGTGAACGTCAGCAGATCCGCGGCGGTTTTCGATTGAAAATCACGGCGTTTTTTCTGCTCGGCCAGTTCAATTTCGGTCAGCCGGCTTTGGTGGTCTTGCCACAGCACCTCACGCGAGGCGAAATACTGGTCTTCAAGCTCTTGCTGCAGGGTCTGATTGTTTGCGGCAGCCTCATAAGCGGCCTGAAACTGTTCAGACAGTTGAATTTGACGATCGGCGTAGGCAAATGCCTCTTGCGTGGCGGCTTGCTGCTCGCCCGCGGCTTGCAGAGCCAAACGGCGTTGATATTCAACTTCCAGTTGGCGCGTGGCTTCACGGAAAGAGGACACCGCCTTGTCTTCTTTGTTGCTATCTGCACCGCCAGCGGTCAGTTGGTTACTGTCTGGGGTGTTGTAGCTGATCGTTTTGGCGTAGTCCTTGGCCAGCTGGTCAAAGCGCGCCTTGGTGTTTTGGTACCACTGTTCGACACCCTCGCTCGGCAGCGGCTCTGACGCTAAGGTGCGCAACTCCCAAAGCGCTTCGTTAAGATCAAGTTTCGCCTGATTAATGGTTGAGATATCGAATATCTGAGGTGCCGGCATGTTGGAGAACTTGCGTAGATCCGCGGCCATCTGCGCCGCTTCATCACTAAAGTTTCCGGCTAAATCAAGCGCAGCCTGCAGGGGCGATACCACCACCTGAAAGATGAATTTACCCAATTCATGCAAACCGGTCACAATGGCTTGCGATACCGCAATAAAGCCGATTTCAACGGCTTGCCAAGCGACATTTAGGCTTTCAATGATGATTTTCACACCATGTAAGCTATCGGCCAGAAAGCCCACGCCTTTGGTGGTTGAATGAATTCCCTCGGCGATCATGTTGTTCATGCCGCCAAACTGCTGGCTGTAGTCTAAGAACGATTCCGCCATCGCGGCGACAAACGGCGCCAATTGCGTCGTCATAGACTGATAAATAGCCTGCGTGGTCATATTGACCTTATACATGGCATCGTTGGCCATCTCGACTTTGGCGGCATCGAGTCGTGACAGGGTAATGCCGAGGCGATCGGCTTCATCGGCCATGGCTTTAATGCCGGCACTTCCCTGGTTAAGCATGACCATCATTTCAGGACCGCCAAATATCTGATCGGTCAGGAACGTTCGCTGACTTTGGTTTTCAACCTGTTTTAAGGCGTCGGCCAAGGTTAACAGCTGCTGTTCTGGGGTCATTTTGCCAAGGGCTTCGGCAGATAAACCGAGTATATCCAGCGCCTCTTTTGCTTCGCCACTGCCGAGCGTGGCCTCGCCCATTTTAATCACCATGGATTCCATGGCACCGTCAAAGGCTTCGGCTGCACCGGTCAGGTTCGCCGCGTGGCGTAACTGGGTGTATGCCTCAGTCGTCATGCCGAGGCTATCGGCCATTTTGGCGGTTTGGTCAATCAAAGCCGCCTGTTGGTTGTAGATAAGGGCGATGGCCCCTGCGGCAGCTGTAGCTGCAGCGGCGGTGGCTGCAGCGGCAACAGAAAACGATCCCTTAACCTTGCTCGACCAGCTCTGGGCCTTTTTGTTGGATTTGTCCAACTCAGACACGAACTGCGCACTGTTGGCATACAGTGCGACCGTTAGCTTGGCAATATCTGACATGGGCAAACTCTTACATCAATAGACGCTCACAGGCGGCGATTTGCTGATTAACATCGGGCAAGTCGATCACCTTTTTCGGCGTTTTGGATTGGGATGGATTCTGGCGGGCATGGCCCATTGCTTCATTTTTTAAAGCGAAATGAGCGCGCCACAGTGCGATCAGTTCACTGTCACACTGGCGGTGTATCAGCCGCGGATCGACCACGCCGAGCAGTTCGCCAAGGGAAAAGCAGAACGCCAGCGCGGGGTCATCGGTTAATCTTTTTTTGCGTCAGTCTCGGCGCTGTCCATCATGTAGTTGAGCTCTAACACCACACGCATGGCGGAATTGATGGCCGCGACGGATTTCGCCTGCAGCAATTCGCCAGGCTTGACGCTTTGTGACATTGGCTTGCCGTGTTCATCAATGATGGAGTCCAGCACCAATTTGGCGGTGTTCTCGTTGAGTTTGTCGGCGTTTTGCTCTTGGCTGTATTTCACGCGCGATTTTTCAAACTCACTCAAGCGAGCCGCTGACAGGCGGATAAGTTCTAATTCAGCACCCAGCAGAGTGCGAGTAACCGGCACAGGTTTTTCTGGGGTAAGTAACAGCGATTTAATGCTCATTGATTGGGTTCCTAGTTATGCCCGCCAATTGGCGGGCAATAAATTACGCAACGGTTAGGGTGGCCGGTTGGCTGGCTAACTGACCATAAAGGTTTTTCACGACGGCTTGATACTGGTTTCCGCTCTTGGCTGTCGCCGCGGTCAGGCTGAGGGTGTAACCCACTTCACCAACAAGATCGCTCCACTCACCGCCGCTGGCTTTTTCTTGCCATTGCACGGTGACATCATCCGTTGCGGGTTCCACGGTAAATCCGACCAATTCGCCATCTGCAGCACTGGCACTGGCAGGATCCGTGGTAATGGTTGGTGCCGTCTGAAAACCGCGAATAATGCCGTTTTGTTTTCCGGCAACCGTTAAGTACATCGCGCTGGTTTTGTCGGGTTCTTCTTGCGCCCAACCACCGAGAACAATGGTCATCAGTGAATAGCGGTTGTTTGGCCATTCAATCAGCACGGCTTTGGTTTCGCTGCGTTCGGCCGCTTTAAGGAACGCGTTTAACTCTGGGTCTGTATCGCCCGGATCTAAGAAACGAAAGCTCTTATCTTCGCCCTCTGACATTTGCTTGATGTACTTATGATCCGTGTCAATCAAGCGGGTAACTTGACCAAACGAGGCGGTTTTTCCGGTGACACCGACTTGGTCAGCATCTTTAAGCAGCACCATTTGCGCCAATGCAGCGCCAACCGGTCCCACTTTAAAACGGGTACCGGTTGGCAACTTGGCGTAATCAGGCTCTGGGATTGGGGTTTGCATGGGGGTTTCTCCCGTTAATGGTTAATGACAAAGTCACGGTTAAACTGATACAGCCGCTTGCCTGTTTCGCCGGTTAATGGCTGGTCAAACCCGCCATTGAGGCTGACAAGCTGAACCGGATAAGCAGACAGAACACCGCAAAAGCCGTCGAGGGTATCGGCAATCTGATCCGCCAGTTGTTTGCCAGCGTCGGCACTGTGGTGATACAGGGTGATGCTGTAGACATCGGATTTGATGCCTGTTTTTCGCAGGTTCCCGTCGATTCGACCGGGTGTAATACAGCGATACACCACGGCCGTGTCGGCATCTTCCGGCCTTTCGAGCCAATAGGCATCGAGCCCGGTTAACTCGGTTAACCAGGCATTGAGGGCACTTTCTAGGTTCATCGGGCTTGCTTCTTAATCGCTTTTTGGATCTCGGTGGCCAATACCGTGCGGAACGTACTGACCACGCGGTGGCGGTTCTCAAACAAGGCTGGCCGCATAAATGGGTCTGCGGTTTGTCTTGCGGTGCCATACTCTTGAGCAATGGCTTTTTGACTGTGCTTTTTCGACGGGCCCACACGGGTGGCCAGTGCATTGTCTGCACCGCCGTGTTTGGCATCCATTTTCTTTGAGGTGATCTTAATGCTGTCACGCATGTGCTCACCCTCTTGGCTGTTTTCGTCGTAACCCGCACCCATTGCCATGGAGAGCGCCACACCGGTCATGGCTTCGCGACTGGCTTTGCGCAGTGTGCGCAGCCCAGCTTTGTCGCCAATTTCGGTGAGCGCTTTCTCAAGCTCTTTGAGGCCGGACACGTCCCAGCGATCAATCTGCATGATGCGTACTCCTGTCGATCAAGGCGTCGGTTTGAGCTCTGGCGGTGTTGATTTTGGGTTGTGCTCCACGTCGATCACCAATTCAGTGCGGCTTGGGTCTGAATCGTTCACGGCGGTGAGTTTTAGCCACTTTCCGCGCCATTCCAGCCAATCACCTGGCTCGACGTTTTCACGCCAGCGCAAGCGAAACTGATAGCTGTTGGTGGTTTGTTCGCGGTCATTTGCCGCGCTGGAACCACTTTGGCCGGTGATCAGCTCCGCCCATGGTGCAGCCATTTTTTCTAACTGCACCACAGGGGAACCCATCGGCGATTTACCCGAGACAGCGCGATAGAGGGTTAAGCGTTGGTTGAGTTTGCCAGCATTTATCATATGTGGCCCCCATAAGGCACCAGACGATAGTTACCAGTGAGTGAGTAAAACCCCTCTGGGATTGCCTTTAGGGTCATTTCGCTGGTTTGCTCTCGATTACGGTAGTAGTGCGCCACCAATAACTTGAGCGCCAGTTTCAGATCTTCACCGCCGTGGCGCTGTTCATCCAAGGCAATGGCATCTGGCTCACCCTCTGGCACCTCGGCGCGTGTCGCATAGACGTTTCGCTGTAATTCAGCTTCCAAACGGCCAGCGGCCGCCATACAGAATGCTTTAAGCTCATCGTCTTGGCTGGTATCGTCATCATCGACTTTACATTGGCGCCGTAGTTCTTCCGGGGTTAGCAGCATGGTTTATGCCTCCACTGGCTTGGCCATGCCTCGATCAATCAAACGCTGGATAGTTTCGGGCGTGGCGGTGTAAACATCGCCGGGCTTGTAGGTGGCAAACTCGGTTGCCAGTGATGTATTTAATACACAACTGGCGGTGTTTTCGTCACGACGTGGGGCCGGTGGTTCTGGCGGATTGTCTGCCGTGGCGGCGTCGCCATCTTCATCCCCCTTATCATCAGACTGACTTTGCTCATCCGGTTTGGCTTCATCGGTGGCCGTGTCCTGAGTTGCTTGATTTTCGGCACTGTCAGGCGCAGGGCTCGCTTTCTTTTCTTCGGCGTCGGCCTGCGGCTTATCAGTGGTTTTTGCTTTGGTTCGTGGTGCCATGGTTGGTCCTTTTTTCTCGGCTAAAGAAACGGGGCCAATTGGCCCCGAGTCAGATCAGCTTATGCGGCTGGGTGAACCAGTGCCGCAACGGCATCAGTATCTTTCAGCACACAGTCAACACGGCTGCGCATGCGGTAGCCGATAGCACCCTGAGCGGCATACAGTTCTTCAAGACGCTGCATGTAAATGGTGCCACGGTCGCCAATCTCTACACCCTGCTTAAAGTCACCGAAGTAGACAGACTTTTTATTAGCACCAGGCAGATCGATGGCATCCGTTGAATACACCGGCTTACCCAGCAGGCGATCCGGCTCGCCCTCTTTCATGCTGTCTTGCCAGATATATTCGCCGTTGAGGTTTTTCAGCTTACGCACCATGGCGATGGTTTTGTCATTCATGACATAGACACCGTTTTTACGGTAAGCACGTTTGACCGCATGCTGCAGATCAATCAAGTCATCAGCAGCAATGCCCGCTGCGGCGGCCGCTTCTTGCGTTTTGGTGACCTGATTTGCGATGCCGTTTGGCTTTTTATTGCCATCACCGTTCCACATCGCCACTTCTTCGGCATCACCAAACGACTTGGCATACGCATCAGACAGGGTCGCTTCAAGGCTGACGGCTTCATCAGCCAGCAATTCTTCTGACACTTTACAGATACGGCCCAGTTTGTGAGCGCCCAGCACTTTACGGGCACCACTCATATCCGATTCTGGATAAGTGCCGAGCTCATCCACCCAGCCTGCAGAGCCGTTATCCGTAACGACGGGGATGTTTTCAATTGACGTGGTGGTGATCACGGTTGCGATTTCACGCAAACAGTTATGGGCACCCAGTTTTTTCACCATCTGGCTACGGTATTTCTCTGGCACTGCGAAATGACCGTCAGCCGTACCAATTTGCAGGGCGTTTTGTGCATCCGATGGAACTTGGTTGCGGCGAGAACGCACCACGGACGCAAACGCATTCACGTATTCTTTGCTGTTGATTGGGGATTCTGTTTCACCGCCATTTTGTGGCTCTGGCTTACGGGCTTGGCCATCAATCACCGTCAATGCCGTTTCTTCTTGCTCCAGTTCTTCGGCACGTTCAATGCGCTTGGCCAACGCGGTGCGCTCTTGTTTCAAGGTGTCATATTGCGCCTGTTCTTCGTCAGTCAGATCGCGATTTTCTGCGTCTGCTGCGTTAACAATGGCGCGCATCTTTTCAATTTTGCCAGCGGCGGCCAGCTTCATTTCTTGGATAGTCACTGGTGTTGCTCCTTTAAAGGTTGTCAGTTGCTCGTAACAAGTCGAGTTTTGCCGCAATAAGTCGGGTAGGTCTTTCAGGCGGCGGCGGATCCTGTTGGACCGATGCGCGCTCGATGGTGATCGGCGCTTTGCCAAAACGCCCCACTGCATCCGTGCCGTGATAGCAGGCGGCTGCGTCGAGTGTTTCGGTTAGGTTGTCAACGAATCCGGCATCTTGGGCTGTTTTGCCCGTGTACCAGGTTTCGTCGTCCATAGCTTGCAAGATGGCGTCACGGTCTAATCCCGTTTTCGCTTGGTAGATGTTGGCGATTTGCTCGCGCATTTCATCCAAGCGATCGGCATACTTGCGCATGTCTTTGGCTTCGCCCCAGCAACCACCCCACGGGTTGTGAATCATGTAATAGGCGTTTTCCGCCATATTCACTTCATCACCGGCCAAGGCGATCACACTGCCCATTGACGCGGCAAGGCCATCCACATACGTGCTGATTTTGGCTTTGTGGCGACGTAAGGCGTTGTAAATCGCCATACCCTCAAACACGCTGCCACCTGGGCTGTTAATGCGCAGGTCGATTTCTTCTGCGTCGATACCATTTAGCTGATTAACGAATTCTTCGGCCGTGATACCCCAAAGGCCGATCTCGTCGTAAATCAAAATGGTGACCGGCTCACCGCCAGCGGCATTTTTAATGCTGTACCAGCTGGGTTTACTGCTGCCCTTGTTCTTTTTCGGCATTGGCTGCTTGCTCCAAGGTTAGGTTTGCGCCGTTGATAAAGTGCTGATCGCCATGCTCGACCGGGTTTTCATCTTCCAGTGCCAAGATCATGTTTGGACTGAATGCCCCCACGTTGAACAATTCACGATAGAACGTTGCACGGGCGGCGGTATCACCACGCAACAGACCACGCACATTGAATTTGGGGTAATAGGTACCGCGCTCACTTGGCAACAGCAGATCGCGGGTAATGGATTGCTCAAATCGCGTTATCCATGGCATGAGGGTGTAAACCACCAACTGCAGGCTTTGGTGTTCGATGTTGGAGAACGTCGCACGCTCCAAATCGCCGATCATGTGATTCGGCACACCATAAATGCCGGCAATTTCACTGCGGTTGTATTTGCGAGATTCGATAAACTGGGCATCCTCAGCACTCATGCTGATCTGCTGCCACTTCATCCCCTCTTGCAATACCGCCACTTTGTTGGCGTTATCCGCCCCACCATGGGTCTGGTTCCACGATTCAAGCAAGCGCTGCTGGCCGTCTTTGGATAACTTGCCATCCATCGACAAAACACCACCAGGTTTAGCCCCGTTGCCATAAATGGCGGCGGCGTAGTGCTCCATGGCCATGGCAGAGCCAACCGTTTCACGCAGCAAACCGATGGGGGTTAAGCCCTCGATCCCGTTCGTGGTCAGACCGTTGATCCGCCAAACTTTATCCATTCCCCACGCGCTTGGCTCACCATCAACCAACAGCACCAATTTGCCTGACTGACTGCGGTCTAATCGGCACTTATCTGGCAGCAGTGGCCAGATCTCACCAACTCGACCGGCGCGGTCCCGTAACACTTGGTTATAGGCATTGCCCTGCAGCAATAAACTGGCAAGGTTTTGCACTCGCAAATCAAACGAGGTCACTTCATCGTTGGGGAGCAGTGCCAGCTTTTGGTGCAATGGGTGATCACGCGCTTCAAACCGGTTTCGGTCCTCTTTGCGATACAGACCAAGCGGCATGGCGCCAAGGGTTTCTGATAACACTCGAACACAAGAAAACACCGCCGCAACACGCAGCGCCGACTCTGGGGTTACGCTCTGGCCACTTCGGGTTTTCCCGCCAAGGAAGCTATCAGTTCGCCCCGGTGTCGGCTTATTCGTCGCCGCCCTCGGGGTGAGTAGTTGTTTCAGGAACATAGTTACCTCTGATCGCTTCTATCATGGGTTTGAATAACGCCAGCGTCAGGCAGATAACGCCGAGAACGGCACAAGCTACTGGGACGCCCCACAGGTTTGCTAGGCCATACGCCAGCAGCGCCAGCCCAGCGAGGGCTAACAGTTCATTTAGGTATTTCATAGGAATAACATCACGTCTTCATCTTCATACACGCTCGGTCTTTCGCCCTCGTCCAGCATCGCGCGGTACACGGCCATAATGAGCGCCACTGCGCCGTCGATTTTCTGGTCTTTTTTGTCTTTTCGTGGGAATACGTTTTCGTTTGCGTCCTCTTTGGCCACAACGTTGGACATCATCCAGGTTAAAACGGGGTTGCCATCGTGATGGAAACGGCCCGCTTTTAAGGCGGATTCAATCTCTTTCATTCCCGGTGAAAGGTGGGCGGTGGTTTGTGGGATCTTGACAGCTGTCAATCCCTCATCATTGAGTTGTTGCGCCAACTGGGCGCTGTTCCATGGATCGTGTGGAACCTCTCGAACCATGAAATTTTCAGACAGCGTCAGGACTTCGTCGCCGACTTCGCCGAAATCGACCTCGGCACCATCGGTTTGTTTCAGCGCACTGCCGTCGCTGTTTTCCCATTCGGTGTTTACCCACCGTTGGTACAGCTTGGCGTTTTTCTGATCTGGGTCGAAGATGGTTTCTTCTGGCAGATAGTGGCGGCTAAAACAGTAATAATGCAGCTGGCCGTCGTCCTCCCAACGGGCGAACAACTGAACAAAGGAACACACGTCCAATTTGCTGGCCAGATCGAGTGAGAACCATGCCGGCACTTCAATAAAGTTGCCGATCCTCAGCTCGGTGTCTTCGGCGCGCTTCCAGTGTTCAAGGTTGAAGAACGCCGCCGAACTGTTCACCCAAATGTTGAGGTGTTTGGTTTTGAATATGTTGGCATAGCGCGGATTACGAATGGCTCGGCGCTGTTGACTTGCCAGGTAATCGGCTTTCACCGATACCCCTATGTTGGGGTTTGCTTTGGCAAGTACGGCGGGATCTGTCCAGTCGTCGCCCTCGTCTATGGTGTAAATGATGCCGAAAAGCTCGTCATCTTCGACACTGCCGCCAAGCACTTTCACCACATCGTCGTGTAAGTCTTTACATGGTCCGGCAATGTTAGAGCCTGCCGTGGTGATCACGAATATCAGTGGCTGTTCACGCGCACCCATACCCGTGGCCATGGTGTCATAAAGTTCTGGGCCGTCATGCTCGTGGTATTCGTCAACAATGGCGCAATGCGGGCTAGAGCCATCGCCAGGGTCGCCGATCACTGGTTCAAAAATGCTGCCGTCTGGCCGTTCCAGTTTCTTGGCCATGACATCAACCAGAAACGTGCGGCGAAAGTTTGGCAAGGCTTTCACCATTAAGCGCGCCGGTTTGAACACCTCCCACGCTTGCTTTTCGGTTGTGGCGCCACAATACACTTCGGCACCATATTCACCATCTGGGCCAAAATTCCACAGGCCATTGCCTGCAGCAATAATGCTTTTTCCATTCTTTCGCGGCACTTCGACATAAGCGGTGCGAAATCGGCGGGTTTTGTCGCTCTTTCGTTCCCATCCATACACAGCGGCATGGATAAACAACTGCCAACCCTCTAAGCGGATCCGGCGTTCTGCCAGTGGCTTTCGTGCCCACTCGCCTTTTGTGTGCGGTAGCAGCTGCAGGAACTTGCAGACTTTTTCAGCCTTGTCTTTGTTGAAGCGGTACGGGTAGCTTTTGCTTTTGCTTCGTTCCAGATCGTCAATATGACGCTGGCATGCTTGTATCACGTACTTACAAGCGACGATCCGACCGCTTACGACGTCGCGCGCATACTTGGCGGCGGCGTTCACGTTCGGAAACTTCGCCATAGCAATCTATCTCACTGTAAGAACTCGCTGAATTCGTTTTCGTTACCGTCTTTGTCACCACTTCCGCCACCGGTCATCCGGCGCATGGAAAGCGGATCCAATCCCAACAGACTGCCAATGCGCACCATCGCGGATAAAGCATCCTGTCGAACGTTCACCACGGGGTTTTTCTTGGGACCACCTTTGGCGCTGTAAACCGTCAGACCGCCGGCGCTGATCTCCTGCTCCGCCTCCAGGTATAACGAGAAGCTATTGCAGTAGGCCATCAGCAATGGCAGGTGATCGACAGTTAAAATTTTTCGGTCAATCAGCACACTGGCTTGCGTGTGCCAGATCGCCACGGCGTTATCGTCGCGGAGTTCATCCGGTGGCGGGGCTTTGGTCATTACTTCGTTAGCTGGCGCCGAGGGCAGTAAATTTTTGCCACCCTTGCGGCCGCCCCCTGCTGCTCTCACCATTGTGAAAACCTCATGTTGTTGTGACGGGTCACGCTAAAGATCTGCCCCGTGAAAAAAAGATCCTTATTTATCGCGTATAAAAATGTCTCTGGGGCTGCGGTCCCCGGCGAAAAGGCTATAGAGATTTACCCACCCCCTGGGGGTGTGAGAATGGGAACAGCAAGCGGGTTAAAACCGCTTTGAATCCAGTTTCTCTCTTGTGTTGGGGTAACATCACCTTGATACCTTTTCGCACTGTCTGGGCGACCTTTACGGGGTCTGGTTGGGTGCCGAATGTCCAGCAAAACAGCACCAAAGTTTTTAAGTAAATCGGTACCCAAAACGCCACTTTGATCCGCAAAACGATCACGAATTGCTTTTGTTTGTGGTCGGTTTTAGTCGTTCCCGAGCAGTTTTTGCTTTGTGGCAGCTGCGACATAACGCCTCCAAGTTGCTATCGTCGTCTGTTCCGCCGTGTTCTTTGGCGGTGATATGGTCCACATCATTGGCAGGAACAGCACGACCACCACGCAAGCAACACTGGCATAAGTGTTTATCTCGTTTCATGATGCGGCGGCGGGTTTTATCCCACTCACTGCCATAGCCACGTTGGTGACGGGTTCGACCTGCTTGGTGGACTTCCCACCCAGTGTGGCGGTGCTTCTCACAATAACCGGACTTATCAATGGTCAAGCCGGCACAATGAGGATGCCGGCACGGCTTGGGTGTTCGTGGTGCCATGGGATACCTTTTAAATATTCACTCTATATTGATTCAATATTCTTTAAATATTGAATGAGTATTTAAAAGGGGTGACCACCGTAGGTACTGCTGTTAATGGCCGAAGCCTGGCAACGCTCGACGACGTCGCAAGTCACTAGCATTTCTTACCGTTGGTGGTCATAGGGTTTACAGTGTCGCGCAGGTTTCTAACTGCTCGATGTAAATCAATAAGTTCTGTTGGCTGCGCTTGGGGTAATACGCGCCGCCGTTACTGTCGCTGTACCATTCCAGTTTTGGTGACAGTGGCGGACAGCTATCCGTCCTTGTCGGTGTTTGGCTGCACCCGACCAGCAGCAGGGCCGAAGCGATCAGCGGTAACACTGTCTGTATCATTGGTAATTTCTCCCATCCGATCTTGTCGGCGCATTTGTTTGGCGTCTTTGTCGTAGCGTTCCCAACGTGCCAGCGCCGCTTTAAGCAGCGCCAGCAAGGCTGATAACTTACTCATACACCCGTGCGCTTTCGCCACTTGGGGTCAAGATAGGATTCATTCGCTGACTGACCTTTGTTGGCCGCCAAGAACTCCAGCACATTAATGAGCCATTCGGGCAACTTGGCTATCCATTCCGGTGGTATCAGTTGGCGCAGCTGCGACCACAGCACCAACACAATAGACACCCAGAACACAATCTGTTTGCCAGTTTCACCAAACAGCACAACCAGTGCCGCATCCCAGGTCATTGCCATGTCGGGACTGGCGAACGCCAGCGCCGGCAAAGCAAACAGCATGACCACCAATGCCATAAGCATTTTCTTCATTGCGGTTTCTCCTTTACCAATAGAAAGGGCCGCCAATTGGCAGCCCTTAGATATCGAGGATTTCGCGGGGGAACTTCTCGATAAATTCCTCAACCGTACCCGCGCCCAGGTGCGTGTTGTAATGGTCTTTCCAGTAATGCGCCAAACCCTCAACATTACCCGCTGACGGTAACGCCGGCTTTTTACGCAGGTAATGCACTCGACACATACCAACCGCAAACGCCAAGTTGGTGATCAACTGGTCCACGTTTGGGCGCATATCTTCATCAAGACTCGACATGCTGGCCAACTCGGTGATCTTGTTGGCCAAGCTGCGCTTATACGCCAAGTAATGGTCCCAAATATCATGGTAGGTGGCGGGCTCCATCTGGATGACACCCAAAGCAGGACCACCGCCCACCTGTTTAATGAATTCGCCTTTCAGGCTTTCTTGGTAAATGGTACCGACGATCAACTGTTCGGCGGCACGACTGTATAAACCCAACTGTTTAAGCGTTGGGCGAACCACTAACGTGGTCAGTTGTTTTGCATCCATGGTTATTCCTCGGCAGTGCGTTTCTTGTCGAAATGCACATAGATATCGAAAGCAAGGCGGCCGGCGATAACCAGCAGGCCACCCAAAGAAATAAGATTGGCGTATGTCACATCAGGGGCAGCGGCGGCAGATTCAGCAGCATGTTGGGCTTTGGCGGCCACCTCGTTGCTAAATACGCTCACACCAGTGCCGCCACCGTAGGCAATCACGCGCCCTTTCCAATCGTGGAAACGTTCGATTACATCAGTCAGTAGTTTTGGCATAGGCAGGCATCAGGCATAAAAAAACCCGCGTCCAAATTGGCGCGGGCTTATGAATACAGGAATTTCATAATGTCAGTTGGCTAGGCTGCGGCCCCGTCTAAAGACACGAAAACCACATTAATGCGAAACATACCGAAACCCCCTAGCGGTGTCAACTCAAAACGTGGTGTAATAATCTATTTTTTCACATTTCGTGGTGCTGCTAGGCAAATTTTTTCCGTGTGACCGTCACTGGCTAATGTTGGCTTAACTTGTGACGGGTCACGCGGCAACAACCAAGACACCATCTCTTTGGCAGCATGTTGAACGCCACGACACATGGCTTTGCATGCTTCAACCGCTTGGCCTACTGCAGAAACGAACGCCGCTGTATCTGCAGAGACGCTTACCACTTTTGCTACATAACGCTGCAGGGCTTCGCGGCGTTCTCTGGCTTGCTTGGTTCGGGTTGGCCAGTAAAGACCATGTTTGCTTGCTACTTTCTTTTTATGGCTAAGTCTCATAATCGTAAGTCCTTCCAGTTTGGCCAAGTGTGATAACAGGCCGAATCCCCTTTAAACAATCCATTGCAACCACCGGGCAACGGATCTTTGCACTTGCCACAACACTGGCCGTTTAACTCTTTGAGTTGCTGCTGCAGCTTTTGCCAATCTCGGTCTATCAATAAGGTAATGTATTCGTCCATGTCGTAGGGCTCACCCGTCACGGCTCGCGCTTTGCACATGGTTTCAAGGCGTTCACGATCAACCTTTGACAGTTTCAGGCGAACTTCCTGAATATCGAGCTCTTTCTCTCTTTGCCGTTGGCGACGCTTTCTTTCTCTTGCCGCTTCCCGTTTCTTGTCGTCTGTCATGGCTTCACCCCGCCTTTCTTCTTTTGAATTGATACTTAGCCCCACATTGCTGGCATTCAGCGCGCATTGAGCCGGATCGGGTCTGTTTCATCTGGCCATTGCATTTATTGCAAGCGGCGGACTCTAGGGCTTTGCTCATGGCTTCGTTAATAGCGGCGGAGTTGTTACGTCTTGGGGCAGAAATGCCAAGGGCTTTCATCACTCGGCGATATTCTGCTGATATCCATTTGCCATCAGGCTCATGGTGTAAGCCGTCCCCCATCATGTCGCCCAGCTTAATAAGCTGGCGGTGCAAGTGGTCTTTGGTGTCTTTATCCATTATCGCCACCTTGTTACCTGGACGAACGCCGCCCATGACTTACCCGACAACAGCATGTCAGTAGCGAAAAAGTAGTTTTTCTTTTTATCGATCAGAATTTCTTCGCGGCCGTCCACGTCGAGCACTTCCACCACTTTTGCGAATTGGGAATCTCGCTTAGATTTACCCTGAATGATTAAGCTATCACCCACTTTAAGTTGACCTGGTGCCGTTAACGGTTGGCATGGATGAGCAAACAACGCCACGGGACCATCTTCGGTATCGTGGACCGACAATAAGAAAGAACCCTCGATTCCACACTCTGGATTCCATCCGATAATGTCTGTATCACCATCTTCAAAATATTTGCTGATCACTTCGTCAGGCGCATCGTATTCCATCCACTGAGTGACATAACCAATCTGGTTTTCACACAGCCAATGTGCGATTTCGTCATCAGGGATAGTCTCACCAAAATCAGGGAAATCAGGGTGGGTCCAGTAGCCGTTTTCGTCACGCTCTACCGGGGCGGCTTGAATGCGTTTTTCGTTGCTATCGGTCATAAAAATATCTTCCTTTGTGTAAGAGTTGCCAATCGGTCGTTTTGCCCTTGCCCTGTCAGGCTTGGGCGGTGTCGTTCAATTCGGTGCGTGTCGGCGTGGTGTCGGTCTGTTTCATCTTTTGATGACGGGCTAACTCACCATGCCAGGTGGTTAATGCGCTGCGTTTTTGCTGCTCGACATAGGTGTGGATATACGCCTGATCCAACTTGCTTAATGCGTGGTTGAGTAGCTGCTCGGCGACCATGTAATCGACGCCTAAATCGGCCCAGCATGAACGGGCGCACTTGCGCAGGTCGTGGGCGGTCCAGTTGCCCCCACTGACCGCTTTTACCCAGTCATTGGCCATGGCTTCACTGATTGGGCCGCGCTTGCTTGGGCTAGCAAAGAGGTACGGCCCACGGTAGCCCCACATGCCCTGATAGAGTTTGTGTTGCTCAAGCCAGGCAAACAGCCACGGGGTTAATGGGATAGTCAATTCCGTGCGGGTTTTAGTCAGCGGCGCTGGAATAATGAGGCGTTCGCCCTCGATGTCGATATGGTCCCAACGCAGCTGACGGGTTTCGCCAATGCGGGTGCCATGCGCCAGCATCAACACGACAAAGGTTTGATGAAACGGCTTAGCGTCTTTGATGGCAGCCAGTACAGCGGGAATGTCTTTGGCTTTGAGTTTGCCTGGCTTGGTTTTAATCGCAGCGTCGATAAAGTCTGAAAACACCATGCCGGCGATAGGATCAAGGGCCAGTTTTTTCAGTTTACGGGCTTGTTTAAAGGCGCGTTTTAGCAAGGCAAAATGCTGGCGAACGGTTCCCAGCGCATAACGGCTTTGCAGTGGCCAAACGAGTTCGTTATCAATCACCGACTCGATCATGTCGCTGATTTGCTCATTGCCTAAGCAGGGGATCAAGTGGCTGTTAATGGACCATTTGATGTTGTCTTTGCGCTTTTTGCTGAGGCTGCGATCAGACAAGGCGCGATCACGGTACCAAGTGAGCAGATCGCCCACTTGTTGCCAGTCGTCGATATTCACCGTGTCGCCCTCGGCCAACTTGCCAATCAGTGCCTGTTTTTGTGCCAACACTTGTTTGGTGGTTAAGTCCGGCCAGTTCGCCAGCTTGGTGCGTTTGGTTTTGCCGTTTTTATAGCTCACCAGGTACCAGCTGGCCGTCTGACGGTTTTTGTGGATACGCAGCACAAACGGCTCACCCACGGCATTAATTTGCGTGATCGCGTTATCGTCTAACACACGCTTAATGGCACTGTCGGAGATTTTCAGCTGCAGCGTGGCCATACTATTTATTCCATCCAATCGTGCGGCGCAGTTCTTGGATAATACCCAGCAAATAGCGCGCTTCGTGGGCCGCATCATGCAACGCGTGGTGTTTGGTGCCGATAAAGTCACCGTCGTATTTCGGGTCAATGCCCAGCAGAACGCGACCAAGCCATACAACGGTGCGCAGCGATTGATTGCCCGCGTAATGCCAAGGCTGTTCCAGTTCGGCTTCTTCATAGGCGTGAGCTAAGATCACGTTGTCAAATTCAGGACCGTTACCCATCAGTTGAATTTTCTTGTCACCGAAATTGGCGCGCAGGAACGCGGCGACCGCTTCCAGCGCCGAGGTTAAGCTCATGCGCTCGATGTCTTCGGCATACATCTGGTTGTAAGCCTCGGGGAACGCTTCGCGCTGGTTTTCCCACCATTCAACGGTGCTCTGTTCTTCCACGCGCTGCGGCTGGCTATCCAGACACACCGGCGTATAAAAACGCCCGGCTTCACAGCCTTTGATGACATCGACCAAGACCACCCCAATGGCGCCAATTTTGGCGTTTGGGGTTTTCGCTAGGGTTTCAATGTCCGCCACGGCGATCAGCGGCGACAGGTTTAATTCATCTAGGGTTTTCATTGGGTAGCCTTACAGTTCAAATAATTTATTGATGGCGCGCTGTTCGAGAATGTCCTCGATACGGCGGCGCACTTCGGGATCGGTGCTTTTCTCTTGGCGCTTTGGTTTGGCTTTTGGCAAATGGCCGTTAAGGTAATGATTCGGATCGCTGGTTCTCAACATGGGTTAGCCTCTCAAGCTGTTAATCACATGGTTTCGCACTTTCGTGAGGTGCGTTTCGTAGGTTTTCAGGCTGATACCTAAACGGCGCGCTTTATCGATTCTGAGCGCATCCAATGCCAAACCCGGCATGCGCGTCGCGCCATAGTGCAGCCTTGCCACCGCCACCGCTTTCGGGCTTTTGGTGGCCAATTGCATTAAAGCGGCTTCGATATTGGCCTCAACACAATCGACCACTGGCCCTGCCTTGCCGCCACTGCCAAAATTCATCACGCCTTGATTGGCGATCATGACTTCCATCAGCGAGCGATAGCCCGACACCAAGCCGCCTTGATGAACCCAGCGCGCCCAGCTTTCCATTAACTGGTCCAGGTTGTGTCGGTCTATCTGCATTTGCGGTCCTTACTGCTGTTCTCGGTAGTGGTTAAGCCATTTTCTTGTTTCGGTTTGTTCGTTCTCGGTGAGGGCGTTCAGTTTTCGGTCTATTTCACCCCGCCCAATCCGTCCTTTTCGCCATTGCCAGAGCCAGAAACTGGCCCGTTTTTGGCACTCGGCAACAAATGCCGCCTGCTCGTTGCCAGGGGCGCAGAGGTTGTATGCCATCAGGCCACTTTCCCTTTATGCCGGCGCAACATGAATTCGCTCATGGCTTCTTCTGGGGTTAATACATGCGACGGCAGGCTTTTTCGGTGTGGAATGGGCGCAATTTGCACGTCATCACGTTCAACACACACATGGTCATAAACACGAGAGAGAGGGCCATACAAGTGCGCGAAGTACGCTCCAACGCGGCGCAGTTCGGCCACTTCTTCGGCGCTGGTTGGGTGATTCACCAAGGTGATCGAGCGAAAGCCGCGTCTTGGGTTAATTTCCATCTGCAGACGGGCAACGCGATCAGCCGGTTGCGGCAGGTGGGCCACGTTCACACACTGAATTCGAGATTTATACAACTGCATTAAGTCGCGGATCACCGCGTCGCGCTCATCAAATGAGCCGCCCATTAAGACCACGATCATGGGGTTACCCTCTCCTTTTGTTGTGCCGCCAGATAAGCCCGACGCCACTCATTAACATCGACTGCACCGCAACTTTTTAAGCTGATCACTTCCTGACCTCGGACGCGTGGAAACCGTTCCAGTCGCATCCAAGACGCGACCGTTTTCGACGGATAACCGAGAAAGCGAGCCGCTTTGCTGGTACCGCGTGGGCCAAATTTCTCTATAACCCAATCTCCAAATATCACGTTTTGAAACCTCATAAGTCTTAATGCTGCGTTTTGTGGTATGTTTTATCACGTTTTGTGGTTTGCGGCTAGATCGATTTGTGGCAAGTCCTGCATTTTGTGGTAATATAAAGGCACGTAACCTTGATTTTGTGACCTGACGACGGGCCCCTACTATGGAAGACAGATACAGAGAACTGATGGCCAACCGCATCAAAGCGGCGCGACAAGCGGCCGGCTTAAAGGCCGAGGACTTGGCTAAAAAAGTGGGTATCAGCACCAGTCGCCTTTTGAACTGGGAGTGTGGTATTCGCACCCCTAAGCTCGATATTCTGCCAAGCATTGCTGAGGCGGTAGGATGCAGCGCGGCTTATCTGGCCGGCTTTACTGACCACCAAGGCGAAAGCTCTGACAGCTGGCGTTATATCGTGCCAAACGGTGAAAGCCCGGCAGTTCAGGCGACCGCCAACGACTTTATTAGCTTTAACGTGGATGAATTACGCCGCAGAGGCTTACCAGAACGTGACGTATTAATGGTGACCGTGCGTGATAATGCGCTTGGCCCAGACCTGCATGAGGGTGATGCGGTATTGATTGACCGCCGCCAACAAGTGGTCGAAAAGAAAGGTATTTTTGCCATTCGCGATGGCAGCGGCTTGATCTGGCTGCGCTGGATACGTCCAGAAATGACCGGCGGCTTTACGCTCTATACTGCCGATAAGGAGCATTTCCCGGATCAACATTTCAGCGAAGAACAACTGGCCGAGCTCACTATTGTGGGTCGTTACCTTGGCCACTGGCACTGGGGCACTCTATAAGTAAACGCGGCGGGCTCCGTCGTGTTTTTTTTCGCCTCGATATACCACTTTTCGTGATATACACCACTAAACAACAGTTATTTGTACCACAAAAGGATTTTTACCAATGAACAACGCGCTGACCACTCACAACGTTATCTGTCTTCGTGAACTGCCAAAGATGCAGCGCCAAGTCGTGCGCCAAGTAAACCGAGAAGCAGCAGCCTTGCTGGCTGTTGAAGCTCTGGCAGAGAAGATCACCGATTTAAGCCAAGGAACACCAACCGCCGAACGCCTTGACCAGATCCAGCAATATGCCGAAGCGATGCTTTATAACCTCGAAGATGCGCGCGCCCGTCTTGGCGGTATTGCTCTCACCATTAACGACATTCAAGTGAGCGAAAACCATGAATGACGTGATCGTTAAAAACGAATATCGATTGGACAGCGACCAGCTCGCTGTTCTGCAGCAATACGCCAACGGGCTTGATGGGTTTGATATTTGCCAGGCACTAGAACTGACGCCGGCAGAACTGAAAAGCCTAGAGCTCGACATTCAAGCGCGCTTGGATGCCAAAACCACCCCGCACATGGTCAGCCGTGCGTGGCAGCTTGGCATTTTAGCCAGCCGCTTTATGTGCGCCGCGTTACTGATTGTTACCAGCCTCAGTGAACTTGGCGACGACATGTTGCGCTTGAGAACGGCAGGACGAACCACCCAGAACCCAACCACCATTGCCCGTGTTATGCAGGCCGGCAGAAATAAAGAGGTTTAACCATGGCCACACCATCTAACCACCAAAGCCAAACCGATCCTGAATTTCGTGACTTCACTCAGACACCGCCATGGTTGTTTCAGGCATTTAATGCCGAATTTGCCTATGACCTGGACGCGGCCGCTTTGGATGAATCCGCGTTATGTTCGACCTATTACACCCCTGAAATTGACGGTTTAAAACAGGATTGGAGCCAACAATTTAGTTTTAACCGTCGTCCAGCTGTTTGGATTAACCCCCCTTTCTCTGACATTTTGCCGTGGATGGATAAAGCCAGAGAACAACAAGCCAAAGGCGTATTAACCACCTTGCTGGTACCGCATGAAAATCGTGCCGAATGGTGGCCCCATGATAGTGCCAGCGAGATCCGCGACATTGTTGGCTATTACGAAACCCGCGTTTATAAGTCAGGCAAGCTCAAAGGTAAGGAATACCAAAAATGGGTTAGCGGTGGGATCCGCTTTATTGATGCGAAGACCGGAAAGGAAATGGCCCACGAACTTAATAAACCGATGTGCCTCATTGTATTTAACCCGTTCCACTCGGGACCGTGTGCCCATAAAACGATTCGCAAAGACGTATTGATGAAAATTGGCCAACAAGAACTGGCTTTATTAGCCGCATAAGGAATGACCATGGACGCTGTAACCCAAGAACTTAAACGCCTTTCTACCCTTGAAATCTTAATGAATCACAGCAGTGATGATTTGCTGGAAGCCTTTTTAGCCAACTACAACCAACAAAATGCCGATTGGGACGAAATGATCGCCGAGAACCAGCGGCTGTCCCAAGCGCTGGATGGTTACAAACGCCAGGCAAGTACACAGCTTGAACAGATTGACGAACTCAAAAAGGAAAATGATTTTTGCCGAGAGATGGCACTGAAAGCCGAAGAAATCGCCAACACAGCCATGGCCGTAAAGAACGAACGCGATCGACTTAAAACGCAAGTGGCCGCCTTGCAAAAAGAACTGACGGCATTAAAAGGTGGTGATAACCCGAAAAAGCTACGAGAACAAGTTAAGCGACTCAAAGAGAAAAGCGGCGAGAAAGATAAGAAAATTACTCGACTGGAAACTGAGGCCAAACAGTACCGCCACGACCTAACCGAAATTCGCCGCCAACAGCAGCAAGGCTTTGCCAAAATTTCCGAGCTCAAAAAGCAGCTGGCGCATGACACTGGCAGCGGGCTGTATCATAACGGGGAACACCATCTGATCATCTGGCCACAAAAAACCAAGATGCAAGATGCTGATGGTAACATTTTTGAGGGTCGCAGCCTGCTGTACCTGCACCAATCCGGCCGTGGTGGTTTAATGACGTACAACCCTGAAACCAGCCAAGTCAACTTATGCGCAGCCCCTCGCGGCGGATTACGACCAAGTGAAGAACTGAAAGACTTTGCCAACAACTGGCTGTTTAAAGTTAACGTTCTGCAAGATGGCATCGTCAAAGAAGAAGACATGATCGCCGTTAACTACAATCCAGAGTTTGACAAATAAGGGCGACCGCGCCCTTTCCACCCCATAAAAATCCCGCCTTGGCTCACATTCAATAAATACACAATAAATATTTATTAGATATTTATTGTGTATCCCTTGAGTATTTCGTAAGTATGTTGTAAATATATAGCGTCAACTAAAGGGAACTGTTTATGATTATTTCTATTGCACACTCAAAAGGTGGCGTCGGTAAGACCACTACCGCCATCAACTTAGCGGCAGCCTTAAAGCCGCACCTCATCATTGACCAAGATTTGCACCAAGGCTTATCAATTTTAAACCAGCAGCGCGATACACCATTTAACGTGTTATCTGGCCACGACGCTAACCAACTGATCAACGTATTACGCCAAGCAAGCGAACAAGACCAACTGGTGATTATTGATTGCGGCGGCTTTGACTCCGATATCAACCGTAAAGCAATCGCAGCCAGTGACCTGGTTATCGTTCCTGCAAACGATGGTCCGACAGAGGTGGTTGGCCTGCGCACGTTCGACAAAACGCTTAACGAGATCAGTGGCCAATTTGATATTGCCATCACGGCTAAAGTGCTTTTAACACGCACTCACCACAGCCGAAAAAACTTTGGCGATATCGAGACTTTCGTTACCGGCTCACGCCACCTTTCTATGTTGAATTCTCGACTTTCTGCCCGCACCGATTACAACACAGCGATGTATGAGGGCATGGGCGTCATTGAGCATAAACGCACAAAATACAGCCCTGCAGCGCGAGACGTAAAAGCATTATCGGCTGAAATTAAAGACTTAATGAATATTTAATAGATATTTACTAAATACACTTAAAATACTTAGTAGATACACAAGGAATACTTAAAATGAGCAAAGGCAAAAGCGCATTATTTGACGCACTGGGCAACACTGACACTGGCGCACCATTGACAGAACAACAAGAAAAAGCCGAAGTGCCAACCACAAAAAAGAAACTATTGAATGCAATGCCAACCGCCTATGAAGCGGCGCATAAGAAAGGGAAGCAAGGCGGGATCACGAGTTTAGATTTTTCGCAGTACATCTATGAAGCATTGCGCGAGAAACTGCAAAAAGACGGACTGATTTAAGTCCAAAAAGACAAAGCCGGCGAGCATCTCACCTCTGCGCCGGCTTGAGTAACACAAAACAATGGGAACTGTTTATGTCACAAGCACAATATACCGCAATTCGTAAAACGCGTCTAATTGACTTAGGCCAGCTGCCTGCAGGCTTATTGATTCAATACCTCTCTGATAAACCCGACTGGGAACAGAAAGCCATTTGGCGACTCTTATCAAAAGGCATGGCGTAAACGATAAGCCCCGTATAATACGGGGCTTTGTTTTAACCTTGCTTTGCCACTCCTTTGATTTCATTAATCAGTGGCATAAGCAGGGTGACCCCCGCCGCGATCTCGCGTTCGGCATCATCGCCGCTTCGGTTGGCCTTTTCCATTAGGCAAATTAGAGTTTCCATTTCATCACATAGCTTTGTTATTTTTTTAAACGCCATTTGTTTACTTCTTGTCATTCCGGGTCAAACCGCGACCAACTAACGGCGCCACACCATGTGGCATGTGCAATATGATGAATTACTCAAAAGCTGTAAACCTACCAAGACAAAACAGTCCTACACTTAAATAAATTCGTTTTAAATTGTCCTATGGGGTGCCGTTTTGTCTTATGAAATTTTAATCAATGCCTTGAAAAGAAGACGTGAAGCTGCAGAAATGACACAAGCACAAGCTGCTGATCTGGCGGGTGTATCACTCAAAACATACCAACGCATTGAGCGTGGTGAAACCGATATGAAAATGAGTCATTACAGGGCGTTAATAAACGGCCTAAAAGTCACTGACCTCGATGTGTCTCTCGATATGATAGGGATAGCTGGCGCAACGCCATGGGATGTAGCGGCAGCGGCCAGAACCATGCCGCCAGAGGCGCGCACCATGCTGGTATCTCTGATCATGATGCTTTACCGGGACCGTCACGACGACGGCTAGATTTTCTCGAAAAGGTTAACAAGTGCAGGCAAATTGAAATCACCGCCTGCGCGTGAATTGATACGCTCGAAAATAAGCTCAAGTGATGCGCCAGAATCATGCACTTGCTTGATAATCCGCTGTAGTCTCGAAAGGTCTGTGGCTAATTTATCGATTCGCCATACCACCAGAACGTCACCCCCTGACAAACGCTTGACCACGTCCAACGCATCCCCCTTGACAATCTGATCACAGCGCGCCGCATCGAGCGCCCGCAATTGTATGGCCAAGTCACCATCATCTAAAACGAATCCTAACCGCATCTTTTATACTTCCTTATCGTGTGACGCGTCACGCGCCAGCTATCTGGACAGAATAAAACGAATGCCGGCACATAGCACGTCTCAAGCTCGCGAAAGTGAAAATCAGAGGGGCAATTTTCGGTGCATGATATGCCTATTATGGTAAATAGCCGAGTTTGCTATTGTTTTTCGGGCTTTCAGTACGAACAAAACACCAACAGTGAAAAAAGGATGTTTTAGTGCGGGGAGATCCTAAGATTATCGTGTTGTAAGTTTGTTACGATTTGGCGGGGTTTTAAGCGGTAAATTTAGGCGGTAGGTTTGGCGGCCGATTTGCACCGAAGCCGCCAAAAGATCAGGTTTTTAATTATGGCTCGAATGTCGGGTCAAAATGACACATTGAATCACACTGTACGCAGTGTTGATGCTTAGTGTCATTACAAAAGCACCAATGGCCACTCCCTTGGCAAACATGAGAATCAAAGATGTCATCTGTCGCCCAATCATCTGTTTTGCAAACACTACACGTTAACTTTACAGATAAATATGATTTAGGCCGTTTAGTTTCGTCTGATATGTATTCCAACTTGTGCTCTGTTGGTTTGTCGCAATGTGTGCAAAGCCATTCCATATTTATGCCCCCATCTTATCCAAGCAATATTGCTCAAACTGATACAGCGCTTCATCATCAAAACGGCCAGAATCGCGCAAACTCATCATTTCCATGAACAAGTGTCTGTTGTTAAAGTCCAGGTTAACGTAATCGTGCAGGTGGGCGACTCGGGGCGTTTCCGTTCTTCGGTACCAGTTGGGAAATGCAGTGGCGAAGAATAAGCCGGCGCGGCCATCATCCTCTATCTGCTCGCGAATGTCGGCCAGCACTTCTTCTTGCGGTCGGGCATTGGTGATAACCTTTGGCTCAACAATCAGCGAACGCACCGACTCTAGGATCTTTTGTTGCTGCAGCTTGCTGTATTGTGGAAATTGCTTCTCTAAGTTCTCGACATATTCTTTCAGCATTGATAGTTCAAATGTCATCGTTTAATCCTTTTCATTATCAAATATTGTCATTTGTTCGTCGTTCTTCGGCTTAATGTCCAACTGCTTGCCCGTTCTTTCACGAAATATTCCGGCCGCCACATGCAAACCAGGTCGCGTTAAACACATCACCAAACTCAAGTCACTGGCTCTGGCCACTTCAACCAAACCGCGACTGGCAAGGGTATGTATTCCTTTGCGAAAGTTGGAGGGGTCCAGCACGTCAGTGCGTGAAGACTCAACCATAGCCCGGATCTTTGATAACGAAATAAACCCGGACTTACCGTTAACTTTGAGCAGCACCAGAACAAAAAGCGCGTCTTTCTGGTTTTTAGATAATCGTTGTTTTGCCATTCCTTAATCACCTTGCGAGTGAATAAGGAAATAATAAACGCATTTCATACGCGGGTAAAGTTTAATCAACACAAAATAGATAAGAATGTGGACAAGATCGAACGGGAAATGGCGCGGGGCTTAGGTGGGATGCGGGCTACAGCAAGACATCCCCAGAATTATGCCCAGATTCTGGGGATAAAAAAGAGTGACACCGTCACCCCTTGTTAGTTACCAACTCTTTGATGTTCGCTATGTTCTTATTGTGCTTATACGTGCAGTGATCACCAATCGCAATAGCCAGAACCCAGCACACCACCGGACCAATCACTGACGCCGCCGTGGCCACGGCCACAATGACCAACACCAGAGCCCCTGCAACGGAAGAATAAAATAGCCCTAACGGCCCAAAGAACAGCGTCAATAAAAACGACACCAAACGAGATTTAGGATTTAGATTCATAACAGTTCCCTTTTGTTTTGATGACATGATCTGACTCTTATATGCGACGGTTGTCAATTCATCAGATCACATTGATGTTATGGAGGAGCGCGCGACGACATGCAAAGCAAATAATGTCACCGCGATCACTCATGCTTTTTTTACCAACCTATCTTAAAGCTGGCTCGAAATTTGCCATTCGTCCTGCTAGGCGCGCGAAGCGCTTTGGGGAACTGCAGAGCTAAATGTTTTTTCACTGAACGTGAAAGGGGCGGTCCACAAGACTGTCAGTGAGCACGAAAGGTTAACGGTCGGATGACAAAAGGAAGAACCCGCGTGCACCAATACTGGCCCCTCGCTTGCGAGGAAATGGCCAGGCATTATATCCCCAACTTGTTGGGGCGTAATAAGTAGATCTCTGTATTGATATAAAAGCAGAATAATTTTGCACATTAAACTTAACTGAATGCACATTATCTGAAATAGCTTTGCACTTTATTGTGGATAAACACAACAAAGGATCGCGGAGGGGTGAAAACAACCAAAAAAGGATAGAGCTAATGGGAGAGATAGGCGCAAAATGGCCCTAGATTAAACGACAGGCACGACAAAAGCCGGACTGGTGTCCGGTTCACTTTGGTAAAGAAAAGGCTTGTCAGTGGACGGGAGGCGAAATACCCGCGAACTTACGCAGCATGGCGATCTCTTTATTCACCAACTCTTTAAACTGCAGCTGGCTGATCGTCTGCATTTCAAATGGTGACAAGGCGGCCAACACACGGTCCTGAGCAACACGGCGCTGATCGGCTCTGTCTTTATCATGCAATGCGCGCAATGCTTTTTTGCGGGCATGCTCTTTGCCACGACGTTCGAACGCGTTGCGGCGCCACTGCAGCTTGCGATCAGCTTTAATCTGCGTCAAAGACATGCGGCCCACTTGCTCGGGAGTCTTGCCGTTCTTGAGCGCTTGCTCTTTCAAGTAACCCATACGCATGGCCTGCTGACGCAAAACACGTTCCGTGGTAATGCCACACGCATTAAAAAAGAGCTCAGTCACTTCAAAGTATTTGTCGATCCAGCATCCGGCCTCTTTATCCCACACCTGCCAATCTTTATCGGCTCGGATCCAGCCAAGTGCCACCATGTCTTTAAATGCGCGACTGGCGCGGGAAATCGAAACGACTGGGGTATGCGTAGGATCATCTTTTGCGCGTTGCTGCTCAGCATCCGATACCGTTGACAGGCCCGCCGCATCGCTGGCATTACGCAATGAGATTTCAACTTGGAATGTCACCAGGTTAACGTGCTCACTGAAAACAGAATGCAGCGCATTAATGGCGTTGGCGCGGTCGCGGTAAAAGTGCTTTTGGCGATCGCCTTGATGGCGTGACAGCATGGCTTCATCACTGCGGGTAACGTCACGAGATTGAGAGGCATCAACCAGATCGCGGATAAACGCCAGGCGCTTGCGGTGGTTTTCTGGTACCTGATAGTGCGGATTACGGTTTTTGCATTGCGTTGAGTGCGTCCCACGCACACGTCTACTTGTTATCATTGCTGTTATGCCTACTTTTTAGGCGGCAAGGCTTGCAGTGGGGAACCGCAACAAGTAAACTAATCAATGCCAGTCGAGTCGTTTACTTTTTTTTCTTGTTGCGATTCGAATTCGAGAAGCCCGGTTTATTGCCGGGCTTTTCACCATCTGAATCCTGCCGAATTGTGAAAATCTTCTTAATTACGCCACAAGGCGTGGTATGCCGATAAATCTACCACACGATGCAGCCGTTTGCACCTTTGAGTTTTAAATTTCTTTAGATTGATCGTTTGTCGGGGAATTGGCGGCGGGGTCATTGACGTGATTTTTTAACCACTGGCTGGCTTGTCTTGCAAGGTTAAGCCCTTGAGCTAAGCCGGGATCGCATAACTCGTCATCCTCTGACGCCGCACATAACATGCGCAAAAAACCATCTAAGTTACTTATCGTACTTGAAAAGTGCCCAGTGATTAAGCGGTTTTGATAATTGTCTTGTTGGAATGGCATTTTTTTGCCCTCCTGATTACTGTATAAATAAACAGTATTAGACAAAAAAAGACTTGTTTAGGCAAGGATTTACGCGGGGAATATAAGAGGATAGCCGCCACGGCAGTGGCGGCGGTAGGTTTAATGACAGAAAACAACTAAACTGAAGAAAAACCAATGATTTGTATTGCGGTTAGATCCGCCACGTCATTAGGATTTAGAGCTATTGTGGGACTATTAACGTCAAAAATTTTAACGACCAACTCTCTGTCAATGACACTTTCGATCGTTGCTTTGTATTTTTCTCCAGACGCGTAACTCATCACCTCCACATTCATCACTGGACGAATGTTGGCGAAATTTCCGTCTAACCTGAGATCAGTTGACGTCACAGTTAAATTATAAAGATTAACAACACCAAAACGTCCAGGGCCAGAATCGAGAACCCACTGACCACTAGAATCCTTTTTAAGCATGGCTAAAAAAGGAGTGACACGATCACAAATTGTCGACCCGAACACGGAAACCTTTACTGCTCTAACTTCACAAGAACCAGCTCTGCTCGTGGTAACACCTGTGACAAAGCGAACAACATCCGTATTTTCAGGCAGACCGACGACAAAATCATGCCACTCAAAATTCTTTGATGTAATTTCGATATCCCTGCCATTGAAACCATCAGAACTGCGCGCTTCAATTGCTATTGTCGGGTGGCCTGCTAATTTTTTTGCCAACACTTGAATACGAGCAAATTTTGCATCTGGTTGATAAACTGCTTTATCAGTGAAAAAGTAATCAAGTACCAAATACGCACTATCTTTTCCATCAGCAGCACAAATAAAACTACCATTCAACTCAGTAACCGTTCCTGAACCTGTTGTCTGAGCATGTAGATTGTTTGATATGGCGTCGCCTGAAAACGCTCTACTATATGTAACAGGCTCTTGAAGCGTATAAATGGCAGTATTAATACCTGCGCTTAAATGCAATTGAGGATTTCGAAATTCAAACTGTGACTGTTTATAATCACTATCACTAAAGTGACCTAATATACATCGAGCATAGCAACCACCATCCGGCACAACGGCCACGGTTTCTAATTTCTGCCAATCATCACCATGATCCTCGCTAATTTCATCAAAGTAAGTCACCACTTTATTTTGACTATGAGCAACATCACTATGAAATTCGACTGACAACCTAGGCGCATTGCCTGAAATAAATCTAACCTCGCACGTTGCCTTTATTACAGTACCGACTTTTAATTTTGTAGGGTGAGTGTGAATCAAATATTTAGATGTGGCAGCATCAGAAGATGAAACTTTGTAAAGACCATCCTCTGAAACCATAGATATATCGCCATTGGCTAATTTGTATTCAAACCATGACATGTCGATTGGAATCATTTATTTACCCCCAAACAATGTATCTGAAAGCACGCCAACAACGCCTTTTTTTAATGCATTTCTTATCTCATGTGCACTTACCAACGTAAAAGTCATAAGTTGCAGCCCTTTTGATGTATATTTTACTGTAATCGCTTCATTGGAAATATTTTGGTACCAAATACCAACAAGGATAGGTTTAAGGGTTAACATCTCATTAGAAATGAGCTCATGGTCCCCATTGTATATAAAACTCATTAAATTGATTTTTTTGTTATCTTTTCTAAAATCAGCCAACACATTGCGATCACCACATGCAATAGAAAACTCATAGCTCCCCAGCACAGATAAGCATTGGTCAATTAAGGCTTGTCTGTCAGCTTCATACAATGATGAAAAGGCTTTAACTTCAATAACAGGTCTTAGGTTTAATCTTTTGCACACCTCAAGAGCTTCGATTAATGTAGGTATCCTTGTGTTTTTGTGGTACCCACCTTTCCAGCTACCAGCATCTAACTCTTTAAGTTGAGATAATGTAAGATCTCGAACTAAACCAGATCCATTGGTTGTTCTATCTACGGTCTCATCATGCATTAATACCCAATGACGATCAGAACTAAGCTGGACATCAAACTCTACAGCATCCACACCTTGTGATGCGTAGATGGCCGGTAGCGTGTTTTCTGGATATGACTTTACAGCCCCTCGATGCGCGATATATGTCACCTTATCTTTAGGCCAAGTACTTAGCACCATCTCACTATCTTGACTAACAAAATGTTTTCCGACCCACTTACCAACCCAGTCATGACTAGCGCCTTTCATTTGCACACCGACAACGACCGAATCATCATCCAACACAATCGCTAATACGTTTGATGTTTCAGAGAAGCTCTTAACAACAAGTTGCTTATCGTTATCTTCTAATTCCCATACCTTCCCAAACGCATTAATTTTGGGGTAATTCATATCCGCATCGGGAGTTAATATAACGCCTTCATGAATATCGACAGGCTTACGCCCAAAAACATCCTTTAATGTGTCAGATTTGTCCGCTGTATACGGTATCCAATCATCATTGGGACCGGATGGTTCCATTAATGCCGGTACGGACTTCGGCAAATAAGTGTGGTTATCAGTCCAGCGTCGCTGTTGGTTGATATTACTTTCCGATTGACCTGCTTCCCATGGTTTAACACCCAGGGCTTTGGTGCTCAGTTCGTTTCGCTCATTCTGCCAATCGTCACGAATAACCGCACTATCATTGCTCCATTCATTTTGTAAGTTCTGGGACTTTTCATCCCATTCACGGCTGATTTTCGGAAATGACTTTCGATAGCCAGCACCAGTTTTAACATCGGCATCTTGGTTGGCGATATCATCAACTGTGCCGGATGCATGCTCATATTTTTGCACCGCCACTTCCGTGCGCTGCTCAATGTTTTGGTTCATGATTAACCTCATAAAAAAGCCCAGCACTGGGTGGGCGGTTTTTTGTTAATTACAGGGTTAGGCGTAGGCATCGACGCGCGGATCGTCTTCCACGGCATTACAACCAACGGAAAACTCACCTTTCTGCTTCACTTGCATCAGAATGCACTTTTTATACATCCGGCTGGCTTGGCCAAACATATACTCGCTCGGCTTCTTGCCGGTTTCACCTACGGCATAAATCGGCTCTTTCGGGGTGTCTATCAAGATCACGATATCGTCCACCTCGGTGGGTTCGACACGATATGGACCGTGTACGCCCTCATTGCCTTGGTTAAACAAGAGGTAATGGGCTTTGCCTGGTTCAAAGTGGGTGATGCCCGACAACTGCAGATAATGGTTGCCATCTTCACCATTCATTTTCTCGATCACCTGGCCGGACGCGCCCCATTCCAGCGCATCATGTGCGATGGGTACCACATCACCGTAATTGGATTCCCAACCGTCAATGTCGGTCGAAAAATCAATATTGGTCCGTCGGTAAGCCTGCACGGCAGCGTGAAACATGGCCTCTCTAATTGCATGATCTTCACTGGTGATAAACGGCATTTTCAGCGGTTTGGGGTTAAATCCCTCTTGGTTGCTGACCGTGGCCAAATACGTTTCGGATTTACGCGAGGCTGGGTTAAACCATTCAAGCTCGATACCGTCGTAATCGTCATCTTCAACCAATCTAATGTCGGCACTAAAACTGTCTGGCTCCATGTTAACGGGCGAATACGGCTTACACAGTACGCTGCGGGGCTCATCACGCCACATGCTGACACTGCCAAAATCAATCCGCGGATAACTGCGGCCAACCAATAATAAGCGGCAGATTGCATCCCAGAACGCGGTCGGCTGGTCGAAAAGACCATCACACCGATCGCCGCGAGATTCCCACACCGCGTGATAAGCGGCGAACGTGTCTAGGTCGATCGCATCATCCGGTAATCCGCTGCCATAAACGTTATTGCGACACGCATCAACCACCGCATGATCTATCGATCGGCTGGCCTGCTCAACGTATTGACCATCCGGCTGACGAACCGGAATGATGCGAGTGCAATCATTCCAGTATTGCTGATTGGCCTGTTGTGACAGGGCATTGGTTGCCTTGATCTTCAAGGTGATGATGGTTTCATGCTGATTGAGGTAATCGCGCTGAATGACTGATTTAAGCCCCATCCACTGCAGTTCATCAAAGATACGGGTTGAATCGGTTTCCGTACTGACTCGGCGCGCGCCAATCTCCCAACGCCCTGGCGCCAAACCCATTTCTTCTTTCAGCCACAAGGTGATGCGCTGCGGGGTATTATCGGCCATGGTGAGCGAAAAATTTTTGCTCTGGTATGCCGTTGTGGTGCCCGCTGGGCGTAACCGTACCTGCCATTCAACGGTGCGGTTCACAATCGCCCCTTTGTTGTTCATTTCGCCAAGCCCACGGGGAAAAAGGAAATCGATCCCCACATCAAGTGCGGTCGAATCGCTCGGTACGGTGAGAAAATCCCCCGTCCACTGCGCTTCAATATCACGCTCTAACACCGACAATTCAGCCGTAGCGCTATCCATATTGGTAAAGCCCGGCCAGTTTGGCACCTCGGTTAAGGTGTCCGAGTTAACCAGAGCTAATGTGCCGGACGCATCTTTGCAAACATAGGTACCATCGTTGGTTTTCGCACGATACACACGGCAAAACACCAGTGACATAGGGTAAAAACCAGTCACGGAACTGCCACCGTCGTTATTAACTTCGATCCGGTTGCCATCCAATTTTTTGGCCACCACAAAGGTTCCGGCATTGACACCCGCGCCCTCGATGATGATCCGATCGCCAACGTTAACTTTTGCCCATCCGAGCGGGTTCTCAATCTGATCCGGCAAGTCATCTGGGAACAGTAGATCGCCATCGTCACCCATATCATGAAATGAGAGGTTCACTTCATACAGTTGCTCTGGCTGCGTGGTTTGGGTAATAGCGACATGCTGGCCTGTTTGCCATGGCCATTCGTCACGACGCCACACGTAAATGTAATCGCCATTTCCCTGATGTTGACCGTGCTGCGACCAAAGCTCAACCGTTTTACTGCGAAATCTCGCATCTTGACTGCTGGCTTCGCCCACCCAGTCACCGGTGACGCCATCAAGGGTTAAACCGCCCTGACCGTCTGCGCTACCCACTTCTTTTGATGTCCAGACAATGTGCGGAAAATGATCGACCGTTTGACCAGGCAAATAATGACGCACCTCGATATCATCAAACTGAGTGAGTGGCGTTTCGCCAATGTAGTGCTCATGAAACTGGAATTTACCCACACCCTGAGAAAACACCTGATAGTAATACTGCTCGTTATCGATGTATTCCCACCAATTTGGCGCGATGATATCGGGGTAACGCGGCATGCGCCCGTATTGGATAGGGACCGGATTGCCTAGCTTTGGCTTATTGCCTTGGCCGTTGTAGTTATACACGCTCGATGCCTGTTGCGTGTCTTGCGTTCCCGGCGCGTCCGGCATCTGGGTATACATGTAAACAGCAGACGCAACCGACACGGCCAACGCGGCCCAAATGATCCAGTCGATACCAAAACCCAACTTGGGACGCAGACTTATAGCGTCATATTCATCAAGCGTGATATCGAGGCTTTCCAGTTCGCATAGGTTTTTAGTCGCAGCCAGATTGGCCGAGGCGGGCAGGTTCGCACTTACCCATGTGCCGAGATGAGTACCAACCGGCACATGGTGCAGCTGGTAGTCATCACGACGGATCGGGTGTTTGAACTCGATGATGTGCGGCATATCGGTAAAACTCCACGCAATCAAAGCGTCGTTTAAACAAGTTAAGCGGCTCAATTCGAACCACTTCAC